GTGCGTGAGGTGATTAAATTAGCGCAAGACAGAAAAGCTTGGCTATTCTTTTGTGCGGGTGTCAAACACGCACAAAACGTGTGCCAAGAGTTAATCAACCAAGGCGTGACCGCAGCGTGTGTGACCGGCGAAACACCCAAGGCAGAGCGTGACAGGATACTGACCGAGTTTAAGGCTGGGCGCATTCGTGCGCTAACAAACGCCAATGTGTTAACCACAGGATTTGACTATCCGGATATAGACCTGATCGCTATGCTGCGCCCAACCATGAGCGCATCGCTCTATGTCCAGATGGCAGGGCGTGGTATGCGTCCCAAGAGCCACACCGATCACTGCTTGGTGCTCGACTTTGCAGGGGTGGTCGAGACGCATGGTCCAATTACCAACGTGCAGCCACCCAAAAAGGGTGGATCGGGTGAGGGCGAGGTACCGGTCAAGGTGTGCGATGAGTGCCATGAGATTGTGCATATCTCTGCCAAGGTCTGTCCGAACTGTGGTCACGCATTCCCACCGCCAGAAGAAAAGAAGTTAGTGCTGCGCCATGACGACATCATGGGGCTAGATGGCATGGATATGCCGGTGACCGATTGGCACTGGCGCAAGCACGTTAGCCGTGCCAGTGGTAACGAAATGATTGCTGTCACTTACTATGGTGGCTTGACTGACCCGCCAATTACTGAGTATTTGCCCATCTTTAACCAAGGCTTTGCTGGGCAGAAATCATGGCAGTTGCTGCATGACATTGGCAACCAGGCAAAGGCAGTGCTGTCGGGCATGAACCAAGCGCAGGCACCTATCAATTATCTGGTGGTGCAGATGAATCAAGCTACACCGCCTCGCATGATCTCTTACCAGCGGGATGGCAAATTCTATAAGGTGGTGAAAAGATTATGGTAGTTTCTGAGCACCTAGAACAAGCCCACCTTATCATGTGGTTTCGCCGCACCTATCCGGATACATTAATCTTTGCTATCCCCAACGGGGGATTGCGCTCCAAGACACAAGCCATGAAGTTGAAGGTCGAGGGCGTGGTGCCTGGCATCCCAGACTTGTTTGTACCGGCATGGAAGCTGTGGATTGAGATGAAGAAGGTCAAAGGTGGCAAGATATCGCCTGAGCAACAAGGCATGATTGATTATTTACAAAGTGTTGGTTACCATGTTATTGTGGGACTTGGTGCTGAGGATGCCAAGGCACAAATACTGGAGAATAGAAATGATCGAACCTAAAGACCGCTTTGTCACCATCCGTATGCCGATTGAGATATTTAAAGTTGTGAAGGCGCAAGCTGACAACCAGACACGCTCAATTAGCAGACAGATTGTTCACTTGATTAAGACTGCGTTGGAGAATGAAAAATGATGGAATTTGAACAACACCCAACAGAACCCAACACGCTTGTCATTAAGATGCGCAAGCGTTATATAGCCAAGCACTCTGACGAAGACTTACAGGCGGCGGTACTGGCAGAACGTGAAGCGTGTGCGAAGTTAATTGAGGGTATTGAAATTCGCAAAACAACATATTCTGGCTGGTTACTTAAGGTAAAAAAAGGATATGCCGATGCAATCAGAGCAAGGGAAGAAAAATGAATAACGCAGTTGAATACACGGTAGCAATACGACACCACCAAGACGGTGAGGTTGAAATTTCAATACAAGGTGTGGGCGATTCGGAATCAGACAGGAAGTCAATTGCTTATGCGCTTGAACAAGCAATCAACCTAATTCTTAACGGCGATATTGCAATTTTTCATTAAAGGTAGATCATGAATAACAGAAAATTATCGGAAGAAGCAGGGTTAGACCAAGACGTATACACATGGAATCAAATTCAGCTTGAACGATTTGCCGAGTTGGTATCCGCAGCAGAACGTGAGGCGTGTGCCGAGCACTACCTTGGAATTATGCGTGATGCTGTAGAACAATCTGCGTTAAGAGAACGAGAGGCGTGTGCGAAGTTGTGCGAGCAATATCAGTTTGACTACGCCGCAGCAATAAGAGGGAGAACAGAATGACCAAAGACATCTTATTCAGTTTGTGGTACGACAGCTTGGAGGGTACCAAGTCACAAGGGTTTGCATACCGAGCTTGGTGCGCGGGGTGGGATGCAGCAAAGAAACCAATCAAATGCGATTGCATCAGTCCGGAGCGTTGTGATCTATATGATCGTTGTTTGAAGGGAGAAAAGGCATGAACACTGAAGAAATATTCCAACAAGTGATGAATGAGAATTGCAAAGATCCGTTGCATCGTTTTGCCGAGCTAGTGCGCCAAAAGGAAAGAGAGGCGTGTGCGACGTTGTGTGATGAGGCATTTGATTATTTTGATGGTGATACGGGTTCGCTACCTTATGCCGCTTTTTATTGCTCCAAAGCAATCAGAGGGAGAACAGAATGAACGGATATGGCGCAAGTTGGTACAGACACACTCTGCGTGTAGTTAATGGGAAATTGGTTGTTGTACTACCCGTAAGGAGAACATAATGATCACCCCCAAACAAGAGCAAGTGCTCGACATACTTAAAAGCAAAAAAAGCATGACTGCTGCTGAGATTGCCAAAGAAATGAAGATGGTAACTACTGCCATTGCAGCGCACCTACGACGCCTAGAGGAGGCCGGTCACATTTATGTGTGTGAGTGGCGCAGTGGTAAGTACGGGGTGCCTACAAAAGCGTACAAGTACGGCAAAGGCGATTCTGTTGAGTTTGTTGGCAAGCGTAAGGCACCAAACAAAAAGATTAAAGACACCGTAGTTACTGAGAAAATAGAGATTGACGCACCCAGACCAGACTATGCAGCAGCATGGCTATTTCACCACCCGAGGGTAGAATTGCTAGGAGCAAAGTATGAGTGATCAAGAAAACATGGGCTATGCACACCCTATGCCACTAAAGACAATTCAACAGATAACTGAAGAATCGTTAAAGATTATTGCTGATGGAATGGGAATTGATTTTAAAAAAGATCCCGTCAACCATCCGCCCCACTATAACAAAGGAAAAGTAGAGTGTATTGACGCCATTGAATCAGCGGTTAGTGATTTGCATGGAATCGAAGCGGTGTGCACCGCTAACGCTATTAAATATCTATATCGTTGGAAAGCCAAAGACGGTGTTGAGTCTTTGAAAAAAGCGCGGTGGTATTTAGATAGACTTATAAATACTTTGGAGGATAAATGAAGAAAAAAGAAAAGATAATTCCGTTTGAACAGGTTTCTTACAAGTTACCACCAGCACTAAAACTAGCAGCAGAAAAAGCTAAGAAACAACAACCCGAATTAATCGCCATCTCAGGGAAAATACGCTATGTCAACCACGAATGAAGTATGCGTTTGCGAACACATTATCCTGTGTGACACACACGACCGTTGCATGAAGAAACTATCATGCCCTTTAGTTGATGATCCAACATTCGTCTACGTCCCCGCAGCATCTACCGACGTGCAAAAGACGTGGCTTAAGTTTGGTTGGAGCCCACCATCTCAAGCGCAGCCTTACGGACGTGCTTAACACGGTTCATCCAACCGACGCCGTAGACGTCAAAGTTTGACAACCCACGATAGAAGTCGATCTTGGCTTCTGAGAACTTATCAATAAGTTCGGTTGGAGAATAGACGGCTACGGCGCCAAGCGTGATTGGTCCGATCATGCCATCGGCAGGCACACCTACAGCGGTCTGTAGAAGTTTGGACGAGCGACCAGGCCCCGCATTTACAGCAAAATCAAACACGAGATAATCAATACCGAGAGGTAGAGCACTACCTCGCACGGCGTCCCAAAATTTCCGCTTGTAAAATGGTTCAACATCCGCCGCAGTAAGTTTACGCATTTGTTCATGTGTGACCTCATGTCCGAGCCATTGTTCCCAGTTGTACTGCGTGACACCCAGCATTGTGGAGCCAGCGCGACCGTCGGGTAACTTGTTACCGTTGTCGCGTGTGTCATCGCTAAACCCACCTTCGGACTGCAACATCAGATCAAACGAGCGCTTCCAGTTTGTATTCATTTCTTCTGCGCGTAAAAGAGGGTGCGGTCACCAAACAAGTAGAAGCCAACAGCAGAGGCAAAGTTATTCACCGCTGGGTTGTCTTGACCTGTCACCATCATGAATGACCAAGTACCTAGCGCAATAGCCGCAACAGAGGGGCGCATGAGGCGCACAATCGCTTCAACCCACGGATAGGTGCTACCACCAGCCCCAGCGTTATTCATCGCTTTAAACATCTCTAGATCGACGTTACGCATCTGCACATACTCGCCTACGTTTACTGGCTTGTAGACATCAGACTGAATGAATCGTCCGATTAGGGATTTCCCTAAGTCTACAGCAAGTGGTCCGAGGGCAGCGAGGATGGTGATTGGATCCATTATTTGTCTACCTTGCTGTCTAGACGTTCAAACATCTTATCAAACAAAGATTCGATCCGATCAAAGCGCTTGTCCATGTCGGCGCGAAACCCATCGACCTCAGACTTTTTAACGTATTGCTCACTCATGCTCAACCGGAGGGAAACTACATCGTTCTTGAGTTCTTTAACCGAGTCCCACAACTGACGCGCAAACCAGCCACCAACGCCAATTGCTGTGGCGCCACCTAGATTGATCATAAATTGAAAGTCCATGCTACGGCCTCAGAGAGTTGCGGTTTTGTTGTTCAGGGGCTAGGTTGTTTGTGCGATCGACAAACAATTGTACAGGAGCAGTAATTGCTTCTGGGTTCCATTTTTCGCTTTTCATTAGAGTACGCAACACAAAATTGCGATCTTTTGACGGCAGTTTTTGAACCAATTCAGCCACGCTTTTGCCGTCTTTCATGCCATCAACAAGTAGTTGCTTAACTTGATCGTTGACTTTACCTTACACAAGGAACCCGTGCAGCAGAGTCTGATGTTTTGGCAGATACGATGGGCGCTATTAAAGCGCAACGTGGCAATGAAGCTGCGTTTATTCAAAGGCAAATTGACAGCTTGGCAGATTACGGACTTAAGCCAATTGACACAAATAACATTGTTTCAAGCATTACAGCCAAGTTAAACGATCCTAAAATTGGTCCAAGCGATGTCAACCAAGCCGTGCTGTCAAAGGTTGCCAACAAGATTCAAGAATGGACTGCCAAAGGCGGCGGTATTATTGACGCTGATGCTCTGTATTCTATCCGTAAGAACGCAGTGGGCGAGGAAATTGCGCGTTTGTATCCTAACGCCGATGCTAAACAACAAGCGCGCTTTGCCGCTAAACTGTTGACTGAAATAAAACCAGCAATCGACGACGCAATTGTAGATGCGGGTGGCACGGGCTGGCGAAGATATCTTCAAACTTACGAAACAGGCATGAAAGAGCTTGACCAGCAAAAGTTGGCAGCACTTGCTTTAGAAAAGTTTAACGGCTCTAAAGAAGAATTTATTAAATTGGTGCGCGGCAACAACCCAGACGCAGTAGAAGCTATTTTTGGGCCTGGCAGTTATGACATCTTTAAAGAGATGGGTAGCAAAATGCCAACACTGGAAAAGGTAGCTTCAAATATTGAACGCGCCGGTAGCATGGAGGCCGCCGCTGTTGCGGGCAAAGAGCGTTTGGGCGAAGTTATCAGTGATGTGGGGCGTACGTTCCCTCGATTCCCCAACTTGTTAAGCCGCGAAACTGCAATTGGCAACCTTACTTTTTCTGAGTTAGAAAAACGTTTGGACAAAAAAGTAGTTGCCAAGTTGCGCGAAGGCGCGTTGTCAGGTAAAAACTCGCTGGAATTGCTTAACGCATTGCCTGCGGTCGAACGCAGCAAAGTGCTAAAGGTTTTGACCGACCCGTCAACATGGGGCGCAAGAGGCGCTGCTGTTACTCGTGCTGCCGCAATGCCTGTCGCACCGACCAACAACCTTGCCCCTGAACCCCGCAATCAAAACGCATTGGCTCGATAATGGACTACCAAGTTTTATTTAACATCGCCGTAGCCATCGCTGGCTTTTTCGGCGGCTGGACGCTCAACCGTATTTATCAGGCCATCGACCGGCTTGACAACGACGTGCGAGGCATGCCGCTTAACTACGTCACCCGCGATGATTACCGCAACGACATGCGCGAAATTAAAGACATGCTCGGTAAGATCTTTGACAAACTGGATGGCAAAGTTGATAAATGATCATCGACCCCATCACCGCGCTCGAAGGATTACAAAGTGCGATTAGTGTAGTCAAAAAGGCAAGCAAGGTCGCAAGTGATCTGGCAGGCTTGGCTCCGTCCATTGCGCGGCTTTTTGACGCCAAAAGCACCGCTACCAAGGCGATGCTTCAGGCCAAGCGTACAGGCGGTAAGTCCAACCTTGGCGCAGCGCTACAGAT